TCAGAACCTAATTGATCTGGTGGTCTGCTTCGGTGCATTGCTGCTAGAATACGGGTGCGGGTCGTTTCGTCGTGGATCTCATCCAGCGCCGATTCGAGAGCGAGCCGCAGCCGTGCGGCCTCGTCCAGCGCCCCGGTGATGGTCCACTGCGCGCGTTGACGCGCCTCGGAATATCCGGCAAGGTAAGCCTTTGATACTTCCTGTTGGAGCGCCTTCAGACGTTCCTCATATTCGGGTGCGTTCATGCCAAAGCCCTCCGGCCGGATTGAATACATGCGGCAGGCCCCTGCGTCCAGCGACCCTATCGCGGATTTTCTGGGCAAGTCTCCCGAACAGCAGGCGTTCTGGGAGCGTGCGCGGGCATTCCAGCAGGCGCAGGACTACAGCGGGCTTGACGACACGGGCGCGGGCGTTGACGCGTATCTGCGCAAGGAAGATATGCGGCGGCGGTTGCTGTCCTATTTGCAGCCCTATCTGGAAATGACCGGGCTCTATCAAAACACCATGGCCCCGCTGCCGCAGAATATGATGCGCGGAATCTTTGGCCTACGTCAGCGCGGTCAATAGACCCCGGACCAACTTCTCACCTTTTGGGCTTAGGTAGACCTCTGTCGCCCGCGCGTCGGTTGGCGACGGTTTTTGCGTCAGCAGCCCCAGCCCTTCGACTCTGACGCCCTTGCTGTAGGTGCGCCCGCGCGAGCCCAGCCGCGAGATGAGATGCGACGCCGACGCTTTCTCTATCTTCAGCCGGTTTGCATAGGACACAGTCCCTTCGCCCGGATAGAGCGCCACCGTCAGAATAAATTCCATCTGTGCGGAAGTCATGTAGGGGCTCATTTTGCGGAATATTTTTACTAGTCTGTGTATATTTTCCATTAGACTACCTTTCAGGGAAAGAAAACGCCCGGTTTTTATGCCGGGCAGTTGGGGAGAAAACGCGTCAGGCTTTAGCACGCGCCGTCGCCCATGTAAAGCAGATCCAGCCGGCGCACGATCTCCTGTTCGGTCATTATGGGATGCTCCGGCGCAGAGGGCTCTACAGTACGCCAGAAAGCCCACAGGGGCGGGTTTACCTGATAGGCCGGTATGTCCCTTGGCAAGTCAGGGATAACGGCCTGTATGGCCTCATATTGCTCTTCGAAGGTCATTTTACCCCCAGTAGTATTTCGATCAGGACAGCGATGATTATAGCGAACATGGTATCATCTTTCTTCATAGGTGCGGACTCCCCGCAGGACGGCGGCGTGCGTGCGGCGCATAACGCGCCCGATAGCTGGATAGGATGCTTTAAGTTCCTTCCTCGCTCTCCACATGATCCGCTGGCGGATCGCGCACCTCCACATCATTCGGTCGTGGTTTATCAGCACGCCTACGGTCGTGCCGTTGGCCTTCGCTTCTTCCTCTATGATCCGCATGATCTTTTGGTCTATCTCTTCCACTAAAGTCTCCCTCGATTGCGAACGTCAAAGCCCGTGCGGCCACGAATAAAGCGCGGTCGTCCGCTTTTGGCAGGTAAATCTGGCCCCATGGCAGGCCGTCGGCGTCGAATAGCGTCAGTGTCTTCCGCTCGTTTTGCCATGTTACTTTGGAAAGGTAGATGCGTCGCATTTGCGTGCCTCCAATTCGGCCCGTATCAGGTCCATGCGTAGCGTGTCGGTCTCATTGCCCAGCATGACCTGCAAAGCGCCCTCTGATAGCACCTTAAGCGCCGCCCGGTAGGGCGCGTAGTCTTCCCATAGTTCTTTCATGTAGCCCATGTCTCTAGCCTCCCACGATGTATGACAGGATAAGGATTAGCGCGGACGCGGCGACGGCCGCGCCCAGTATGATGGCCTCAATCTTCCGCATGATTCAGACAAGCCTCTACAAGTTTGTCGTCCTTATACAGGGCTTCTTCAATCAGGGGGTAAAGGGGGTGCTTCGTGTCGAGCATAAGGCCTTTCTCGCCTAGCGCGAGCGGGTCTAGCGCGATTGCGTGGATGCACCAGTCGCCGATTGTCCACCGTGGCCACCCGCTATCCGGGTCAGGCGGCTCCAGTCGAAAGTTTACGTCGGCGACCCCGCTCGCCACGATATTACAGCCGGGCAGGATTTGCAGGTCTTCGAAGTAGTATTCAATGTCAGCCATTAGACCACACTCCCAACCAGTATTTTTCCGACTCTTCGTCGTAAATGTCATTTACTTGCGCCCGCAGTAGATCAAGCAATGGCGGGCGCGGTTCTAGCGTTTCGAGATGCTCTCGCAGCGCCTCGAATACGTCCATGTCCAGTTCAATGGTCAACATCGTGGGTTTCTCCATATGATTGCAGCATTTCGAGCCTCTCTAGCTCGCGATAGAGCGCGGCGGCGCGGTCTGCGTCGCCTTGCCAGAGTGCGTCCTGTATCTCGCGCCTGACGCGCATGATCTCGGACCAGAGGGGGCGCGGGTTATTCATGCTGCGCGCCCGACACGGAATCCGTGAAGGTTAATCACAATATCCTTCGCGCTCTTGCTTGTATTGCCGGCGCACAGCGCGTAGCGTCCGCGCTCATAAGCGCCGTATACGCTCGCGACGCTCTTGGCGACGTCGACGTAGCATTTGCCGCCTTTGAACGGCCGCTGGGGACAGTCGCCGCATATGCTTTCGTCTTGTCCCGTCTTTAGCGCGCGGAAAGGATTCACGTCGGCGCGCATTATGAATGTCTGGACCATTGCGCCGGTTTTCGCGTTGTTGCTGCCAGTCGCGATCCGATTAGCGATCACCACGATCGGCGCGCCATCGATCGCGCTCGGGCCTTCGTAAAGGATGATACCGGCGAATCGGTTGCGTTTCAGATCTTCTAGGATTTGCATTGTTCTCTCCTATGTGTGTTTGTTATGATAGCGCCGCGCGTGGCGCGACGCCAGTGATTATCAGACAGGGCGGCCGTCGGCGTAAAACTCATACGCGTTGGCTTCCAGACTGCCGTCGACGCCTTCGTCCGATAGCTGATATTCCATATCGTCGCGCCATGCGCGAAACCCTGCATCCAGCGCCATGTCGAATGCGTGTTTGGCGTCGCCCGTTTTTTCGAATTGGTCGTAGAATGTAGACCACAGGTCATAATCCAAACAGAAGCCTGTAGGATTATGTTCCCGGTCAAAGTCGCGCAGTTTGCGCCCGCGAAAATGGGATTTGTCGGCGTCAGTAGAATACGAATAGGGACAATGCGCGCCGATCTCCCATTTCGTCAGGCGAACGCCGAAGTGCGCGCAGAAGGCTTTGATGCTCTCAAGACTCTCATCATGCCAGCTATACTCAAAACCATCGCGCCACCAGTTTCGCGCGCGTTCCTTGGCGTCGTCTGATAGTTCATCGAATGTGTATATTTCTACGGTTGCCGTTCTCATAGTCTTGTTCCTTTGTTACAGTTAAGCGGAAAGAGTCGCGACGATTGCGCCAGCAATGGCGAAACACGCGGCGAAAGTCTGGATTGCGTCGATCATTGTTGGCATGTCTGTCTCCTTGTGTTCGATGATCACAAGATAGCGCGGGGTTGAGCGCGCGTCAAGAGAAAAATACGGATTGCGTAAAATTTATTTCAGCGTAATAATACAATCATCGTAATTTCAGGAGACGGTCATGCCTAAGCCTCAAACATTATGGAACGACGAAATCCGCTCTTATGAGCAGCTCGACACAGCGTTGCGCGCGCTCGCTCAAACAGACAAGCTTACGTCTACGCAATACAATGTCGCGAAAGATTTGCTTCGCTCGCGCATTCCCGCGCACGTCATCATCGAGCAGCGGACGCCGAAAAGCGTCACGGTCTTTAGACTAAATGGCGATTGTCTGCGTATGAACAATCGTGCAAAAGTTCATACGAAATAAAGAAAAAGTGACTTTTACGCTGACCGTAATAATGCGGTCAGCGTAAATATTTTCGGGGGTAGTCGCCTAACTGTGTAGGGGTTAGCTGTGAGCTAGGCCGAGGAAACGCTCGCGACAACCGGGCCTTAGGTTATTTATGCTGTTTTAGATATTAGAGGTCAAAAAAAATATTAGTATACATATAGAATTACAATTAGTGTAAAATTACGCTCGTTTGCTGTAGCAACCCAAAACACCCTGCCTAAACCGCCTAATAGCATAACCCACCAAAATGGTAGACTATGCGCGCGGTCGTCTAGGCGCGCGTCGTTTGCATTCACGTAAAAAGTTTAACCCGACTTGAAACAGACTCGCCTAAACCGCCTAAACCGCCTAACCCTTTCTGTTTACGTAAACACTATAACTTGAGCGTTGACATATGTTGACATATGTTGACATTGAGCAGTAGACATTCAGGGGCGGGGGATCAGGGCCTTGGGCTCTCCGTTAAGAAATACGCAGCGTCTGCACAAAAATTTTTATTTTTTAAAATCCATGCTATAACAAACCATGTTTCACTCACTCCCCTATGAACCGCGCCAGATCGCCGCGACGGAAGCGGTGCTGGAGCGCATATACGAAGCGGCAAAGAAAGGCCTGCGCGGCGACTCCATGGCGCTGGCGGCCGGGCTGACGCCGCATGAATACCGGACGCTTGTGCAGCTCGACCCGATTGCGGAGTATGCCGAGACGAAAGGGCGCGCTGACGGAGAGGCGGAACTGGCCGACGTGATGATGAAAGCCGCAAAGAGCGGCGACACCAAAGCGGCCATGGACATGCTGAAGTTCGCGCATAAGTGGACCGCGCCGCAATCGGTGCAGGTCGAGGTCAACCAGACCATATCTATCACGGCGGCGCTGGAAGAGGCTAAACAGCGCGTCATCGAGGGGCTAATCATAGATGCAAGCGCCGATCTTCTCAGCGACGGACGAGCAGAGGTTGATGGCGACGCTATGGGCGTCGCAGGTGAAGGACGACCCGCTGACGTTCGTGAGGCTGGCCTTCCCGTGGGGTAAGCCCGGCACGCCGCTAGAGGGCCACAGCGGCCCGCGCAAATGGCAGCGCGAGGTGCTGATCGAGCTGCGGGACCACATCAAGGCCAACGGCGGTCGTGTAGATTTTCAGACCTTCAGGATGGCCACGTCATCCGGGCGCGGTATTGGCAAGTCCGCCCTCGTCTCATGGCTGGTGATCTGGATGCTGACGACCCGGATCGGGTCGACGACCATCGTGTCGGCCAACTCGGAAGCGCAGCTTCGCAGCGTCACATGGGCGGAGATTACGAAGTGGCTCAGCATGGCCCTGCACAGCCACTGGTTCGAGGTAAGCGCGACCCGCGTCCTCCCTGCCAAGTGGATCGCAGAACTCGTGGAGCGCGATCTGAAGCTCGGCACGCGCTACTGGGGCGTCGAGGGGCGGCTGTGGTCGGCAGAGAATCCTGACGCCTACGCGGGCGTGCATAACTTTGCGGGCGTCATGCTCGTATTTGACGAGGCGAGTGGTATTGACGATGCGATCTGGTCCGTGGCGGCAGGCTTCTTTACGGAAAATACTCCTAATCGCTTTTGGCTTGCTTTCAGCAACCCCCGGCGCAACTCAGGATATTTCTACGAGT